CTTCAACCTTACGTGGTCCTAATGCCTCAAACAACTCATTGACTTTAGTCTTAGGTAGCTCACGTAGTGTGTCAGCCGTTATCTGTCTCTTCATCGGGTTCATTCTTTCCTAACAACGACATCAAACTGTCTATAGCACTCTCATCTAAGTCGGGGTCAACGTCTTGCTCAACTTCATTCACTGTGCTATTAGGCGACCAACCACCTTTAGATCTTAGGAAGAACTCTGCCGCCTTAAAGTCACCGCCCTTAGCGGCCTCTACAACAACACTCCCTATCTCACCAACTATGTCAGCTTTAGTCTCAGCTATTAGATTGCCGTATAGCTTGTAGAATGTTGCTGTGCTAGAAGGTGCATCTTGATACTTCTGTATTGATCCAAGTATGTCTCTAACTGCAACACCATTCTTTATACCAGCTACAACTTTCTTAGCTATAACTTCACTATACTTCTTAGCAGGTATCATAAAAAATCTCTCTTAAAATATACAACCCATCGGCATGACCACATCTAATACAACTAAGTGGAAAGGTTCGTCATGGTTGGGAAGGAAAACTGAATAGCTACTACTTAAGTATATACTTACGTTTCTCCAACTAACTAGTTATAAACAGTAAGTAGTGTAAACAGTTAGTGAGAAACTTAAGTAGTGCCTCTTATGTATATATAATGCCTAAAATACGTAAAGTGCAAGGTAAGTATTACAACTATTTTACAAGTCGTTGAAATCTAATGATTCTTTTTTTGTTGTATCATACTAAAGTGGGTAGCGCATGTCAACTTCTTTTGTGTCGCCCTTTTGTAATGACTCCGTGTAGTATAGTGATAAACCCCTTTTGTGCGGCATTGTGTCACATCCTTACTTTTTTTGTTTTCGGATATACAGTGTGTTAACACGCCCCCTAGCATGATTCGCTCTGAATGTCAAGGGTCCCACGCAATAAAGTGATGTATATTACAGAAATGTAACAAAACGTGATCGGTTTTAACAAAAGACTTGACAAACGAACAAAAACGTGCGCTAGGATAGCGAATCGGCATACACCTCACAAAGTAGTTTAATGTTAAACCATTATCTAACTCTAGTAATTTTGTGATCACAAATAAATAGTATACCATTGAACTACAATGAAAAAAGACCCACGCAAGTTAATGCATGAGTCCACTGGGAGTCTATTTAAACTGTTTAGTTAGTTGTCTACACTTCGCATATTAAATTGCAAGTATGGGTATTGCTTTTTACACTTGATTAACCTTTGCAATGCAAGGTCTCGACTAGGCTCGACATAGTAACAAAACACTTTGCCACAACTGAATACGTTGACTCTAAACATAATAAGACCTCTCTTTCATTAACTTAAGTATAGTAAGCGAAATACTTATATTCTTTAATGCCTTTTCGCTTTTGTGGTGTTGGTGTCGCAATTTATAAATCATATCATACGACTCGCGTAGGGATAGTTCACAATCCGATAACGCCGCTTCAATTATTTCCTCTTTAGTATCAAAACCATCAAAACCAATTTCCCTTAATGCATCCAGTTCTTGTTTAATCATTGCACTATCTCCTTTGCTTTACGTTTACTTGTACCATGCGCCACAATGGCGATTGATTTTGCGCTTATCTTACTACCGCCGCATAACTTACAACTAGCACATGTTGCACGCTTGCCCATTTCTTCACTAGCTGGGCATAATACTTCACGCCTTTTATATAACTGGTCAACATGAGATATAACTCTAAATGTTCTCTCATTGCGACTCCATGCGTCCACCGATTGCTTTAAATTATCAGTGCTAGTCATTATTGACTCTGGCATTGGATTAATAGCCGCGTGAGTGTAAGCGGTTGAATATAACGCCTTACTAGTCAATGCTTTCCAAGTATCATTTGGCACGGCACATGGGTCACCGTACGTGCCTAAACGCACACCTTGCAAACTACCAAAAGATTCAATCTGTTTAAGTGTTGATGTAGTAGTTCCATAAACGCCTTTTTTATACGCCTTATACTTACCTAGCGGCGCATGTGCTAAAGTAACATAGCAAGTACGATCAGTTGCTTGCCCCTTATCGTTATTATTTGGAGTCCCTCTATGGGGACAACTGCCACAGATAGACTCATCTTTACCAGTACGACTCGCGGTCAATGGATCTACAGTAGCGTCCAATATAAAAGTTTGAATCATGTTGCCAGTTTTGGAATTAGTCGAATCCGATTGAGCCAATGCAACTATTGGTTGCCCATTAATAAGACTCGCGCCTTGATATAATATGATAGTTTCACGCGCCATGATTAAGCCCCCAAAAATTGTAATAAAGAGTATTCATTAATAAAAGATGGTTCTTGTTCATTGAGTTCATCAAGTTGTTTATAGGTCATTATAACCCCTTCATAGGTAGCAGACTCAATATAAGCATCACAAAAATCTGGGTAATCCCTTGGATCAATACCGCCAATAATTATCTCATCAAGTTTATTTACGTCATACATATTAAGACTCCAAATAACTAGCATTGTGATTAAGGTACATAGACCATTGAATCGCGTCGATAGGTGGCAAGTTTAAATTATAGGATATATTTAATATATCACGAACATTGCAAGCGTCCGAATAACTACCTACATAATCAAACCAATTATTATGAATATATTGAGCGAAAGCGCTTGCAATAAGGCGTTGGTGTCCGCCGTGTTCGTCAAAAAACGATTCAAGCGTATCAATAAAGACTCTAGGGGAAACTACTTTAGGCATGATCAGACTCCTTTAATAATTTAGATATTCTTGAATCTATACACATTAAATGATTAATAACAGAGTCATTAACTTCATTATAATCATTACAAGAATTATAAAAATATTCATCAAAATAGCTTGTATATCTATTTCTTGCGTGGTCAATATTATATTGAAGGCCAGTTGATTTGGCTTGTTCTAAAGCGTCGTGCAAATAACAGACAACAGAATTAACTTGTTTCATTTTGTTATAAGCCTTATTTCTAGCGGTCAATAATTCTTTAAAAGTAGTTGACATATCAAGACTCCTCTATGTAATAACAAATTGCAAGTATGCATAAGATAATAAACGGTATTAAGATATAATTACTAAGTATCATAATGTAGCACCAAACTCAAAAGCCCAAACTAGGAAAACGATTGAACCGCTTACGGCTAGTAATACATGAAATAAGCTATTAAGCATTTTATTGCGCTTGCGAGTGTTGCGGCGTTTTTGAGTTCTTGAAGTCATTTGATTAAATCCTCTTATCAGTGTTTCTATATATATATTTTATACGTGATTCGGGGGTATATTGCAACCCCCTTTTGAATTAATCTTTCATCCCATGGACTATAATATCAACTGTATTTATAGCCTCTTTTTTACTCATACTTACACTCGTTAGTAAGTTATAAAGAGTAAGAGCAAGCTTGTCCGATAAATAAGTAAATTGACTGGCCATATTACCTTGCCAAACTATAACTTCATTACCATCAATTCCAAACTTAGCTATTGACGTTAGTGAATTGAGAGTTGTTGCAATCTCAATGTTGCTTACTTTATTAGTCATACGATTCGGCCTCCTTAGCCAACTGATTTAACGATGTATATAATGTACAACATGATTCGTTTATTGTCAAGGTGAACAAACACAGAACAAATATAAATAAATATAATTTAAGGGGTTGACTCGCTGTAACGCCGCCGAATCAATTCTATGAGTTATACCACGCTAGAGGCCTAAAGGCCGTCACAAGCTAAATTTGAGCGTTACAAGGTGGGTTTACATATATATTAAAAAATGTTAAAATGGACTGATGCCGAATCAAAACATATCTATGCATTGGACGCATACCTAATATGCATTTGTTGCATACCATAGACCTGCGGAACGAATCATAAACATTAAAGTCAAGTGTTAAATTGTCACATATGCATTAAACGCATACCAGCTATGACTTGACAGCATTATAACAATATGTAGTAGAAACGAATCACATACAAACGAATCAATTATGGTGTTGCAATTATGTCACTGTCAATAGATAAAATACAAAATACAGAATCAGTTGCATTTATGTCACTGTTGCAAATATGTCATGTCAAGATGTAATTATGTCACTGTTGTATTTATATCACACATCTGATACGTTAAAAATATGGCAAAGAATGAGTCCAATCTATGGAAGTATTTGAAACAGAATACACCTTCAATAAGTTGGACAAGATTAG